ACCCCGCAGCACTATCTGGTTGGGAAGATGGCGAACCTGTCTGCTGAGGCGCTGGTCGCGGCAGAGTCTGGGCTTGTCCAGAAGGTCCGTGAGCAGCAACTGTTCTACGGGCCGCGTATCCGTGAGGTGTTCCGTCTGATTGCGCTGGCGAAGAACGACCCGGCGAAGGCTGAGGCGGTCGCTGCCGGCCAGGTGGTGTGGAAGGACGCAGAGTCTCGGTCTGAGCAGCAGATGGCGGACAAGATCATCAAGCTGCGTCAGGCCGGGTTCCCGTTCAAGTGGCTTATCGAGGAGTACGGGGTGTCTCCGACTGAGGTTGGCCGGATCATGGAGATGAAGAAGGCTGAGCTTGAGGAGGCGTCTCGGGCCGATATTGCGGCGATGATGGGCGACCCCACGGGTGTGCCGGATGACGAATGACGGTCCGTCAGGAGGTCGACAGATTTCGTCGTGAGCAACGCCAGGCGATCACGCAGACCACTGCCGGTGTACTGGATGTCTGGCGTCGGGTTGACCGCGACGATGTCATTGGGTCGTGGGGCCGGCTTCTTCCCGAGGCGTTCGCGCTGGTGGAGGCCGGGCAGCAGACCGCAGCAAGGTCGGGGGCCGCTTACTCGACCGCGGTGATCGCGGCGCAAACAGTCCCTCAACCTGTGGGGCAGGTCCAGTCAGCGTCGTTGTCGGGTGTTGCCTCTGACGGCCGTCCCCTGGAGAATCTTCTGTCGTTGCCGGCCCACCAGACGGTCGGGCGGATCGGTAACGGTCAGCCGGCGGGGGAGGCGTTGACGTCGGGGCGACGGCAGTTGGGGCGGCTGGTGGTCACCCAGGTTGCGGATGCTGGACGTCAGGCTGCTTCGGTTGGGATGGTGCAGGACCGTTCGGTGTCGGGCTATCGGAGGCAGATCAGTCCGCCAGCGTGTGCTCGCTGCGCTGTTCTGGCGGGCAAGTGGTTCCGCTGGAATGCCGGTTTTCAACGTCACCCTTCGTGCGAGTGTGTGCATGTGCCGGCGGTTGGCCCGAAGGCTGACGCCGCAGGGTTGGAATCGTTTGACCCTTCGGCCTATTTCGAGTCGTTGGATGCAGTCCAGCAGGACCGCATCTTCACCAAGGCGGGGGCAGAAGCGATCCGTGATGGTGCCGATATGGCGCAGGTCGTGAATGCCCGCCGCGGCATGAGGTCCACGTCGGCGTACGGCCAGAAGGTTTCGACAACTCTTGTGGGTACGCGGTCTCCCGGGGTCAGGAACACGTCTTTTCTTCGCGCAATGCGGGCGGAGACGGGTCCTCAGACGAACGTCCGGCTGATGCCGGAACAGATTTACCGGGATGCGAACGGAAACCGTGAGTTGGCGATCCGTCTGCTGGGCCGGTTCGGCTATCTCGGTTGACCGCAACGGTCAACCTCGACTGGAAAGGGACGCGCAATGCGTCATGTTGGTTATGTGACCGATCCTGCTACTGGACGTCGCTTTGCGGTCCCTGCAGGTGCCGCAGAGGACACCACTCCGGTGGAGGCTGCCGAGGCTGCCGAACCTGATGGCGAGCCGGACCCGGAACCGCAGCAGGAAGCGGATGGCGACGAAGATGACGCGCCGCTGGGCGAGGCTGGCGAGAAGGCGTTGCGGGAGTTCAAGAAGCGTGCCCGCGAGGCCGAACGTGAGTTACGGCGACTGCAGCAAGAGCAGAACAAGCCGGACGAAGACACGACCGATCCGGAAGAACTCCGCGAGCAGCTCCGCAAAGAGATTCAGGCCGAGGCAGCGAAGGAACGTGCGCTCGACAAGGTCGAGGCGAAGGCTGCCCGGAAGTTCCACAACCCCGACTTGGTCCGCAAACTGTTGGCGGACCAGGCAGACGATTTCCTCGACGGGCAGGGCAACCCTGACGTCGAAGCCATCTCTGACGCTCTCGAGGAGCTGTTGGAGACGGAGCCATACCTGGCGCTGGACACGCAACGTGATCAGCGCTTTCAAGGCAAGGCCGATGGTGGCACCCGCAACGGGTCTACGCCGTCGCAACTCACCCGCGACGATCTGAAGCGGATGGGTCCAGACGAGATCGAGCAGGCCCGCCTCGAAGGCAGGTTAAACACACTGCTCGGCAAGTAGTCCGCCCGACCAAGGAGGTCCATCATGGCGGTCACATCCTTTATTCCAGAGATTTGGTCAGCGCGATTGCTGACCACCCTGTCCAAGTCCCTCGTGTTCGGTTCCGTTGCGAACCGTGACTACGAGGGTCTGATCAGTCAGGCTGGCGACACGGTCCAGATCAACAACATCACCGATCCGACCGTGGCGGCGTACACCAAGAACACCACGGTGATCTCTCCTGACGAGCTGACCACCGTCGACCAGACGCTGCTTATCGACCAGGCGCAGTACTTCGCGTTCTACGTCGATGATGTGGATGCCCGTCAGGCTGCCGGCGACCTGATCGGTGTTGCTACCGAACGGGCCGCGTACAAGCTGCGTGACGTTGCCGACCAGTTCCTTCAGGGCGTGATCCGTGCGGGCGCTGGCGACGTGACGCTGTCGGCGACGCTGGCCGCCGCGGATGACGTGTGGGGTGCACTGCTCGACCTGAAGGTTGTTCTCGACACTGAGAACGTGCCTACCGAGGGCCGGTATGCGGTTGTGACCCCGGCGATCCACGCGTTGCTGATGGACTCGGCACGGTTCCTTGACGCTTCGGCGTCGGGTTCGACGGAGCCGCTCCGTAACGGCCGTGTTGGTTCTGCCGCAGGGTTTGACATCCGTGTGTCGAACAACGCCGAAGCTGACTCGATCACCGCCGGTCACCCGATTGGGCTGACCTATGCGGAACAGATCGTGAAGATGGAGGCGTACCGTCCCGAGTCTGCGTTCTCGGACGCAGTGAAGGGTTTGCACGTCTACGGCGCTCGGGCTGTCCGCCCGGAGGCGCTCGCAGTCGTGACCACGGCCGTGGCGTAATCGGTCGGTGGGGGGTGACCTGAACGGGTCGCCCCCCACTTTCATGTGAAGGAGCGTCCATGCCGCCTCTTGCGTCGTCGGCCGACCTGTCGGCCCGCGGGATCGACGCTGGCTTCTCTGAGGTCGACGTGTTCCTTGACGTGGCTTCAGCCGAGGTCCGTCACGCAGCTGGGTCGAACATCTCGGAAACGACGGCGACCGTGACCCTGGTCGGAAGGCACAGCCAGTGGCTGAGGCTGCCGGGTGCCCCCGTCAGGTCGGTGGACACCGTCGAGGTCGACGGCGAAGCCGTATCCGACTGGAAGCTTGCAGATGGACGGTTGTGGCGTCGCGCAGGCTGGGGTGGTCGGCATCGTGGCGAACCCGCGATGGTGGCTGTCACCTACACCTACGGGCTTGCGACTGTCCCGGCTGACATCGTTGACCTTGTGTGTTCGATGGTCGCTGCGGCGAAGTCGTCGCTGGACTCTGCTGCCGGTGGCGAAGGGCTCGCCTACGACAATGGACGGCTGCAGTCGATCTCTATCGACGGGTTCTCTGAGACGTATGCGACGTCGGCCGAGGCGATGTCTGCCGTGACGGCGATGACGTTGCCGTCGAGGGCCAGGCAGCGCCTTTCAGAAAGGTTCGGGGGCGGCGCCGACATGGTGATCACCGAATGAACCCGGTCAGGGCAGAAGCTCGGGGACGTCGTGCCGCCCATCAGATGATGGTGGACCGTGCCGACGTGTCTCGGGGCTCCTATCCGGACGTGACAACCACCGCAACGTCGGTTGCCTGCCGGATCATGCCCTCAACCCGTGCCACCGTCGAAGCATCATCCGGCGGTGAAACCGTCGCGGTCCACGCTTACGACGTCCGTGTCCCAAAGGGCACCGACGTGTTCCGCAACGACGTGTTGACCATCGTGGAGTCTCGTGACCCCGAACTGGTCGGCAAGTGGCTCACCGTGTTCGAGGTGGTCAACGACACCTACCAGATCACGAAGATGCTGGTGTGCCGGGAGGCAAGATGAGCCTGCCTACTTCGAACGTCGTTGGCACCTTCGAGTCGGTTGCCAGGGAGTTGACCCGGCAAGGCGACGAGGTTGTCCGTAAGGGACGTGGTGCTGTCGCTCCGGTGCTGGACGGTGCCGCGAAGCGGGCCGAGAACCGTGCTTTGGCGCTGTGGACGACGTACGGGACGGGAAGGTCGGCCAGCAAGCTGGGTGCCCGCATGTCGGCTGACAAGTCGAAACTGCAGGGCTACCTGATCGGTTCGGGGTTGGGTGGGTTCTTCCAAGAGGTTGGGACCGGCCATCATCCGCCTCAGCCGGTGTTGGGTCCGGAGATGGAAGCGTCACAGGACAGGTTGACTGACGCGATCCTTGATGTGGCGGGCCGGTTGTGACCATCGACCTGTTCGTCCCGAAAGCGGTCGAGCTGCTGGCTGCAGCAGGGCTGACCGTCGCGCCGTGGGACAACGTCCCTGACGGTGCAGGATGGCAGGGTGCCCCAGGCCAGTCGGCCTATGTGCCGTACGTGCTGGTGACCCGGCTCGGGTCCGCCGACCAGCTCGGGTTCTCGTTCGAAGACCGGTTCGACGACTTCCGTCCCGACCTGTTCTGCCGCTACTTCGGCGCGTCTATCGGCCAGGCCGACGAGACCGCTGCCGCAGCCCGTGCCGTCCTGCTGGGACGCCCTCAAGCGCCGGCAGGGTTCCAGACGGTCCGCTGCTGGGTTTACAACTCTCAGACCACGACCCGGTCGCAGAACACCGAAGTGTCCATCTTCGAAGCCGGCGATTTCTACCGCTGGTGGTGTGNCNCTACCGAGGAGGAGTCCGGTGACTGACCTGTGGCATCCCGTTCTCGAACGGACAATCACCGTGCCCGAAAAGGTGGCACGGGTCTACCGCCGATCCGGATGGGTCGACGTGAACCATGCGACGGTGACCTTCGAGGCGTCACCGGAGCCCGACGGTCCGCTTGAGGCGGACCCTGAACAAGGAGACTGATCATGGCCCGCCTCGCATCTGAAGGCAACGTCAAGGTGTACAAGGTCCCGACCATCGCGAGCCTTGCAGCCCCCACAACTGCGGAAATCACGGCCGGTACGGACCTGACTCCGCTGATGCCCACGCAGGGTGTCGACGTCACCTGGACGCAGAACAACGCATCTCTCGCCATGCTGGACGAGTCGTTCGTGGCCGAAGTGGTCGGGACCGAGTCCGCCACGATCACCCTGACCGGCACCCGCGACGACACCGAGGACACGTTCTTCGAGGCGTTCGACCGGGGCGAGAACTTCTTTCTGGTGATCTCCCGGTTTGGTACCGCGGAGGCGACCTCGGTGGTTGAGGTGTACCCGGCACAGTCGCACCGTCCGGTGCCGATGGCCCCTGCGGAGAACGAGTTCCAGCAGGCCATGTGCACCCTTGCCGTCACCGACACCCCGGTGCTGGACGCGGTTGTCGCTGCCTGATGCCGTTCGCTGACTGGAAGGCAGACGCCACCACCGAGAAGTCGGTGGTGGCGGTCTGCTTTAACCGTGCCTTGTTCGCCGAGTGGGCGGAAGCGTCCGAAGCGTTGCAGGCGTCACGTCCCGGCAACGACGACGTCGAACAGTTGGCGTCCCGTGTCGTCGACCTCACCGAACAGGTCGAGGCCGACAAGCAGGCCCACACGTTCACGTTCGAAACGGTCCCGTACTCCGTGTGGCGCGGCCTGGTCGAGGACCACCCGCCGACAGAGAAGCAGCGGGAACAGAACAAGTATCTGGACTACAACCCGGACACCTTCCCGGCGGTTGCGGTCGCAGCATCCTGTGTCGAACCTGAACTTGAGGTTGAGGATGCGGAGTGGTTGCGGGAGCACCTTCCGCGGCTGGAGTTCGACCGGCTGTTCGAAGCTGCGTTCCAGGTGTCCGTTGGGGGTGGTGACCTCCCAAAATCCGTGATCGCTATCGCAAAGACGCTCGCTTCCGGGCTGAGGTCGATTACTGCTGCGAACGAGGGGTCCCCCTCACCCGGTTCCGTGGACGCATAGACGGACCTGAGTGGACGTCGCGGGATCGTGACGTTGCGGTGGTGTGGCAGCAGGAGCAGGAGCTGTTGTGTCAGGGTTGCGGGCAGCCGCGTGACCTGTCGATGGCGAAAGACCGGATGTTCGCGTANACGGCGAAACCGATCCGGTGTCATGCGTGTGCTGCNGCGGCNCGGGCACGGGAGAAGTTCACGTCNCAGCCGCACGACCCTGCCGGCCTGACGTTCTCGATCAGCGATGGAGGTGGTAATGGCTGACAGGACCATCTCCGTCGAGCTGCGCGCTCTCACCGACCAGTACAAGCGGAACATGGCGCAGGCCGGCGCCGCCACCAAGCAGACCGGCGTTCATGCCACTGGCACATCCAAGGCTATGGGCGGGATGATGTTTGCCGCTAAGCGGCTCATCCCCGTTCTCGGAGTGGCTGGGCTGGCACGGTCGGCGTCTCAGGCGGTCCGACAGTCGGTTGAACTTGAGTCGTCGCTGACCAAGATGGAGACCCTGGTCGGCCTTACGGCTGGCGAGGTCGGGGAGCTGTCGTCCGGGTTCGGTGACCTCACCGACAAGACCGGAATCGCAAATCAAGAGTTGGCAGACGCGGCGTTCTTCATCTCGTCTGCCGGGTTGCGCGGCTCTGAAGCGTTGGATGCGCTTGAAGCATCGGCGACGGCTGCCGCTATCGGGCTGGGTGACACACGGGTTGTTGCCGATCTGGTGACCTCCGCTATGAATGCCTACGGGGCCGAAACCCTGTCGGCGTCCGACGCCACCGACATCCTCGTCGGTGCGGTCCGGGAAGGAAAAGCTGAAGCTCCGGCTTTGGCGTCCGCGATGGGCAGGGTGCTCCCCATCGCGTCTGAGATGGGCGTGTCGTTCGATGAGGTCGGTGCGGCTGTCGCGGCTATGACCCGTACCGGCACCGACGCGGCCCAGGCCACCACCCAGTTGCGTGGCATCCTGATGGCGCTGCTGCGGCCCTCTGAGCAGGCCGAAGCTGCTCTGCGGGAGTTCGGACTGTCCGGCGAGATCATGCGCCAGACCCTTCAGGAACAGGGTCTGCTTGCCACCCTCGAGTTGCTGACGGGCACGTTCGACGGGAACGAAGAAGCGTTGGCGCGGGTCATCCCACGGGCCGAAGGTCTGATGGGTGTGATGGACCTGATGGGTGCGAACGTCGAGGACACCCGGCAAATCTTCTCGAACATGACCGATACGACCGGTCTCGCCGAGGATGGTTTGCGTCGCTACCAGGAAACCACCGAGTTCCAACTCAACCGGGCTTCTGGGAACTGGCAGGAGTTCAAGACCAACGTCGCAGACAACGTTCTGCCGGCGATCAACTGGGCGCTTGAGGACATGAACAAGACGATGGAGGAAGGGCTGCTGTCCTCCACGTCGAACCTGCTGTCCGCACCGTTTTCGTGGATCGACGACTTCGCTGACCGGCTGTGGAACGCCGACTGGCCGGCGTGGTTCACCGGTGACGCTGGCCTGTGGTCTGACCCTGAGATCGACGTGTCGGGGGTCACGTTCGGTCTGTCCGAAGCCGAGCAGGCGTTCCTTGACCTGCAGACGGCAGGTCCTGGCGCGACGACTGCGGTCGAAGATGTGGAGGAAGCTCTCGAAGGTGCCGGCGAGGCAGCCTCGACCGCGGAGGAACAGCTACAGGGCTACATCGACAAGTTGCGTGCCGCCACCGACCCGGTGTTCGCTCTTGACCAAGCCGTACAGGCCGTCGATAAGGCGCAAACTGAATACAACGAGGCGGTCAAGGAGTACGGCGAGGAGTCCGACGAAGCCGCTGCCGCAGCGTTCAACCTGTTCCAGAAGTTGAACGATCTTGAGCGTGCCGCCATTGATGGGGACCTCTCCTTCTCCGAGTTCGAGGATCAGCTCGCCCGGTTCGTGAGGGAAGGAAAGATTACTGCTGCTGAGGCTGACATTATCCGTGGCAGGGTCGAGGATCTGACCGAAGCGTCCGAGGACTACGACGGCCAGTACGTCGCGAACATGATCGCTCACACCGAAACTGCTGAGGAACGCATCCGACGGGTTCGTGCCCTGCTCGAGTCCATCCCGTCCCGTATCTCCACCACGCTGTTTCTTGACACGTCGTCGTACAACGCTGCGGTGGCCCGGGTGGCCCGCACCGGGCAGATGGAGGCCATCCACACGGGCGGCTACATTCATCCCAGCGGGAAGCTGCAACGGTTCCACGCGGGCGGGATGGTCGGCGGCGGGCTGAAGTCGACGAGGTCCCCGCCATCCTCCAGACCGGCGAGATGGTCCTGTCCCGTCAGCAGGTCGCACAGATCGGTGACGCCTTCTCCGGACGGGGCGACGGTTTCACGTCCGGGTCCGGCCTGACCGTCAACCAGACGTTCAACACCAACCCGGACCGTTCCACGCTGGCGGAAGCCCGCCACCAGCAACGGCTCGCGTTCCTAGAGGCGGTCTGATGGCGCTGGCAGACATCTACATCAGTCTGGGTGGGGTCGCGTTCCGCTCGCCGGCGTTGCGCTGCTACGACTGGTCGGACCTGCTCAAGTCCCCGTCGAAGCGCGGGTCGAACCGGGTCATCGCCGGCGAGGCGGGACGGTTCCCGCGGGTCAGGGTTCCGGACGAGTTGCGTGCCGGCCTGGCGTTTCGTGTCGCAGGGGCGTGGGATCATCCTGGTGGCGGGTT